TACCATTCCAAACAAGGTTGAGATCAAGACGTTCAGGACAAACGTAAGACTCTCCATCGGTGGACCATCCGCGGTCAATACCACCAGGGAGAACTTGAGCCCAATTCTTGCTCGAAAGGTCTTCACACACCCGCACGATTACCTCGTACGGTTCCATGTCAGTCTCAGATTCGTGACAATCATCAACAGGTTTATTTCTACAAACCTTATGAGGACATCCCGCATACCGTCGGACAGCTTCCCAGTAGCGCCGGCGGTACCTGGAGGGAGACCACCTCCAATCTTCGACTGGTAGAGGGCCGATCTGTGATAGCATGTCAGATACTTGCACAGAAGCATATCGGCGCTCTACTTCCCTCCGGTCGTGAAGGATCGTCGATTCATCGTACTCATCAGTTACCATATTGACTAGACGGTAAGAGTGACCGGCTGAAAGCGGCTCGATTTCACAAACAGGGGGTGGACCCTCTTTGAAACTCCAGTCGAAATAACCAGCCCCTTCTAAACCGTCTACGACAGATGAAGAGTAGGCACTAAGCTGACATAGTGACAACTTGTCGTAATGCCCATGGATTGAACGGAGACCTACACCACCTAGAACCCGAGGGAGGTAGGCGGGGAGGTTTAACCTCTTAATCCACGAGCGTAAGCCAATAGTCGCGTAAGTCATGGAACGACATAGATGGCGACCACACGGACCTCCCGCATTATGTTCAATAATTGCACCAGCCTTAACCCACGTTGGAACCTCAGGCTCATTGAGGTCCTGATTAGGGGCGTCGACATGACGTAAGGACAGCCACGAAAAGGAAGGTAATAACTCTTCGCGATGTCCGTAAACGCCAGAAAACACCCAATAATCACCGATCAAGGTCTTAGATTCATTAATTTGAAACTGCAAAGAAGTAAGTATGTCGCGAAGCCTCGCGTACCAAAATAAAGGTGCAACAGCCAACAAATCATCACCGTTGACAAGCGCATCTACTTCGATACCTGTATCGCGATTACAGGCATCTACCGCATAGAGGTTGAGAGCATTAAGGAAGAACCAAGAAGCTGGCATACCCATGAGAATGCCGCGGACGGTACGATAGTCGCCCATGCTATCTGTCAATAACGCAGACGACAAACATGCCGGCCACATCCCCGCGGCAGCCTCGGCCAATACACCACTAGGGGCTATATGGGGCCACAGACCCTTAAGAACCGTCTGACCAAACCAAAATGGCATTAAGTCTGTCGCCGTAGATAAATCCAATGATATAGGAACCCATCCTTTCTTAAGTCCCGCCTGAACAAGACGAACACAATGTTCAGAGCGTGATGCAGAGAGGGAACGAGCAACCCTCCTATCATTGAACAAATACGGAAACACACGTGATCTGAGGTAGTGTGCAGCGACAAGAATAGGAGTGTACGCGGGCGTGACAACGCGTACCTTACTACCCTTATCGGGTACAACCTCCACACGACCACGTAGCAGTGTTCCGGTGCGACGAGCAACACGAGACGCCCTCCAAGCCCGTACAAAAGCTATATAACTCCGACACATGCGGTAAGCATCGTCAGAATGTATATACTCATATACGCAATCAGGAAGTTTGACTTCTCCATA